TCATTTTTCACTGTATTCATAACCTAAATGCTTATATGCCTTAGCAGTCGCTACCCGTCCAGAACGTGTCCTCATGATAAAGCCTTTTTGAATCAAGTAAGGCTCGTACATGTCTTCAACTGTCTCACGCTCTTCTGCTATGTTAACAGAAAGAGTTCCTAAACCAACAGGACCACCACCGTACATCTCAATCATGGTGCGAAGGATTTTTTGATCCACATAGTCCAAACCTTCATGGTCAACATCCAGCATAGTCAAAGCCTTATCGGTAATAACATCATCGATAACCCCATTCCCCATTATCTGGGCAAAATCGCGCACACGCTTGAGGAGACGATTGGCAATACGAGGGGTCCCACGACTACGTAGAGCCAACTCAGATGCTGCCTCATGGGTGATTTCCATCTCAAAAATATCTGCCGTCCGCTCGACAATTTCTGTCAAATCAGCATGAGCATAATACTCCATATGACCTGTAATCCCAAAACGTGCCCGTAGTGGATTTGAGAGCATACCAGCCCGAGTCGTCGCACCAATCAATGTAAAAGGTGGTAACTCCAAATGAACACTGCGACTGCCTTCACCAGCCCCAATCATGATATCGATGTAAAAGTCCTCCATGGCACTATAAAGCACCTCTTCCACCGACATAGGCAAGCGATGAATCTCATCAATAAAAAGGACATCCCCAGGCTCTAAATCATTCAAAATCGCTACCAAATCACCGGCTTTTTCAATGACTGGACCCGAAGTCTGCTTGAGATTGACACCCAGTTCATTGGCAATAACAAAGGCCATGGTCGTTTTCCCCAAGCCTGGAGGCCCAAATAAGAGGACATGATCCAGCGCTTCATCCCGCATTTTGGCAGCTTCGATAAAGATTTGGAGTTGGTCCTTGACCTTATCCTGCCCAATATATTCACGTAAATACTGAGGACGGAGCGTGCGTTCTACTAACTCCTCATCCCCCATTATCTCATTATCTAAAATTCTACTCATGGCTCTATTATATCAAAAATCCAAGCCACAAACAAAAAAGCCACTGGATTGGTGCCTCCCGAGTTTAGCACTTATGTGGTATAATATTCTACGGCACTTCTACACCGCCTGCGAAAGGAGGTGAGATAGCCCATGATGGATACAATACTTAAAACTATCATCGGACCAATTGTGGTCGGTGTCGTTCTTCGATTAGTTGATAAATGGCTAAACAAGGACAAATAGTGTCAAAAAGACCCCAAGCTTATTTGGACGTGAGCTTGGGGTCTTTTCTAGCCTATGATATAGACACAATACTTAATTCCCTTTTATTATCCCATAGTTCACAAAATTTGTCAAAGGTTTATATCCTCATCCATTCAGCTTCTCCAACTTTAGAATCTGTCCAATAAAGTTTATAAGATTTAGAGAAAGCTATTGAAAAATGATATTTAGAAAACTTCCAAAAAGCCTGAAATAGAGCCGAAAAACTCCGCCTGATTGGGCGACTCCCGAGTTTAGCACTTATGTGGTATAATATTCTACGGCTTTTACAAATACCTTTACATCGTTTTACTATATCTTACAATACCTTTTAAAACAGCTATTTTTTGAGCTTTTAAATAAATGTTTTTACATCATTTTACAGAGGTTTACGACACTTTTGCCCCTTTTTTGCCCCTTCTTTTTATTATTAACAAAATGGCGTTTTTGACAATAATGCCCTGCCATTCTCCTCTCTATTCTTCAAGAAAGCTATTTTTTGAACAATAGGATTGTAATTTCTGTTTCTAATCGTTCAAAATGCGTGTTTTTGCAAAATAGAAATACAAACTCTAATTTTGTTAATGTCAACAAAATTGGCAACCAAGCGCTTTATAAAGCTATTTGTTGATGCCAACAAGTCAATTTCAGAGCAAACAAAAAAAACCGCAAGCCTGAGCCTGCGGTGAAAGAGCATTTTAGAAAAGTTTTCCTTTCGTTTTATTTTTTAAATTATTTCGTAGTAATCAAGCCGTCTGGCTCAACTGCGAACTCTGGTTTATCTGCCATTGTTCCGTCTGCCTTGATGTAGTACCAGCCTGTTCTGTCTGCTGACTGGATAAAGCTATTTGATACCATGTTGCCGTTCTTACTATCAAGGTAGTACCAGGTTAGCTTATGCTTAATCCAGCCAGTGACCATCTTGCCGTCTTCATCAAAGTAATACCAAGCATTGTTGATACGAGCCCATCCAGTGGCCATAGAGCCTGATTCTGTGAACCAGTACCAAGCATCCTTGTAGTTCAACCAGGTACTGCGTTTCATGAAACCTTTATCATCGAAATAGTACCAAGCGTCGTTAATGTTCTCCCATTTCTCGGTTGGATATGAGCCGTCTTCACGAACCCACCACCAACCGTACTGGTTCTGTTGCCAGCCAGTTTCAACTTCTTCAGGCGGCACGATATACCCAACGATTTCACTTACAGAGCGCTCATTGTAGCGACAAGGGCCACCTACTTCAAGGTAATCCCAGTTTCCATCGATGTTCTGTTCAATCGTCTTGATAGTATATCCGTCTGAGTCCTCATAAACAAGATCTGTATGCCCGTAGTTGACACCGTCGCCAGCTACATAAGATTTCACGAAGAACCAACCAGCCTTTGGATAGTCAGCATCATACACGACTTTCAGCCCTTGTGAACGTGCTGACTCAAGCAAGTCATAAGCGTTGCCCCAAAGGGTCACGCCGTACCAATTTTTAAAAGCGTAGCATGGAACATCCGCACATTGCATTTTCTTTAAAATACGACTCTCCTCTTAGTTATTTCAAACCAAGAATGTATAACGTATTCCCTCTATAACGAGCTCATACTTTCATATGAGATGAGACTATATCTTTATTTGTGGTAATCATCTAATTCAATAAACTTTAAATTCGCATTATTTTCGAGATTATATTTTTTTATAGCTTCAATTCTAGCTTTGTAAGCTTCTTCTGGTGAGTCAAAGGTACCTACATAGACGTGTTTTCTATTCACGTTGTAATATGAAGAGTATCTCCCTTTTTTACTGATATTTTCAACAACTCCTGTAAAACCTGTTTTGTTTTCATATTGTGTCCTATTGTTACAATTGTCTTTAGGCAAAACCCATCTGCAATTTTCTTTACAATAATTACCGTCATTGTTGATTCTATCTAATTGATATTTTTCACTAGGTGGTTCTCCCATATCTTCGTAAAACTTTTCAAACTCTTCCCATTCTTTAGAATATGTGATTCCCCGACCACCGTATCTTTCGTAGTGATCATATGATGGATTATTACATCTCTGTTTCATACCTTTCCATGCTCGGTGAATTTTTGTACCAGACATTCCATGTTTTTTACGATTGGAAGCCAATACTTTGCGCGACAAACAACCACACGATTTTGAATATCCGTTTCTTACCTCAGTAAGCACCATCGCTTTTTTTGTTCCACACAAATTACATTGACACAGAGCAAGTAATTTATTGTATTTATTTTTACCTGATATTTCCAATACTTTTAGATGATTAAATGTTTTTCCAACATCTTTATGTTCTTTTGTCTGCATTAGTTAAACCTTTCGTCTCATCTAACTATATTATACCACAAATACCTCGTGCTGTCTTGCGATTGCAAGCACTTAGTCGTTGAACCTTCCTCTACTGTTACCATAGAGGCGCGGCTGCTGATTTTCCAATCCATGAAGTTTTTAAGCATTCACGCTTACTGTTACCAGTTACGTTGTAGCCTCATAGCTCTAAGGAAGTTCCAGCAATTCTCGAGGTTACGAGCCCATTCGCTTAAGCTCCGTACATTCCATCATTGTCCACTCCATCGCCAGCGTTTGCTTTTTCGATGAAGAATTGAATCATTTCCTGTTTTTTAGACACTAGTATTGTCTCCTTTCCATGCATCGTTCATCTGCTTCACGGCAGACTCTACGAAGGTATCCAAGTCCTTATCAGTCATGCTGATGTTGTATTTTGTAAGCTCAGCTCTAACTTTATCACGAGCTTGCTCTAGCTTTTCATCACCTTTGTAGCCTGTTTCTTGAGCTACCTGCTCTACTGCGTGTACTGCATTTTTAGCTAGGATTTCAGCGATTTTTACAGCTTTCTCTCCGCCTTTGCGTAAAAGATACTCTTTCACTGCTTTTACGATATTTCCTACTGCTACTGCTAAGAATCCTGTAGCAAAAGCAATAATGATTTCATTAAATTGTGTCATGTGTTTTTCCTTTCTGGCGCATTACCGCGCCCCTTTCTCATCTTCAACTAAGATGTCGTCTCTGATTTGCAACGCTTCAAAATTGTTGTACAAGTGGTCAATGTAGCCATTGCCACCCAAGGCTTTATAGCTATTGTGCATGTTCTCGACCACGTAGAACTCATCCTTGGTGGTAAAACCACGACGAATAGCCCTGCGAATATCACGATCTAGGCGCATCCTCATCGTGACAAGGTGCGCTTCATCGTGCAGTTTTAGCTTTGCCTGTACTTCATCGATTTTGGCGTTGTTCTCGTCAGCAGTAATCTGGACATCTTTGATTTGTTTCTTGACTTCACTCAACTCTGAAATGATTTGGTCTGTCTGTTCTTTTGATTTCTTCGGTAACTTATAGCTAAACCAAGCTACGATGATTGGCGTAGCCACTGGTAGCACGTTCATGAAGAAATGCTCTGTTGATTGTAAGACGTCCATAAACACCTCGCTAGTTCGCCAAATGACTCAATCCAAGTCGTTCCAATTCTTTTCGTACACGATCTCGGAAGCGTTTATTGACAAATGAAAAGTCAATCGCTCCACGTTTGAGCAGGTTGATGTACATATCGATTCTTGCTTGGTCTAATGTAATTTTACTCATTGTTGCTACCTCCATTGTTTTCACTAGTGCTCGCTTCGCTTGTCGGTGTAGGAATTTCATGTTCTGTCTCGCTTTCTGTTGGTTGTTCTACTGCTGGTGCAGGTTGGGTAGGTGCTTCTGCTACTGGTTGTTCAGTAGTTGGTTGCGCTGGTGTTGGCTCAGATACGACCACGTTAGGAACTCCGTTTGTGGCTACTTCTGTAGCTGGTTGGGGTTCCGGTTGAACTGGTGGAGATACTGGAGTAGGTTCAGCAGGTTGCGGTTCTGTCTCAGCAACGTGAGGTGCTTCCTCATGTCCCTCTGCTTCGTCCTCATGCTCGTGTTCAATGCCATTGTGTTTCTCAAGCACTTCCAAGCGTGCAAAGATTTCCTCGATATCGTCAGTATTATGTAAGCTGACCTTCTGCATACCTTCCATGAGCTGATTCGCTTGTTCAAGTGCTGCAGTTGTTTTGGCCAATTGTTCTTGGTTTTTGGCAATGGCGCTGGTTGGGTCTAGCTCAGTACGTAGAATCTCTTTGACTGCTTCAATTAATGTTTCATCCGTATCGCCCAAACGGTCACCCTCCAACTCACGGGTGAAAAAAGTTAACGGTTTGTCACATTGAATAGAGACTTCCGTCTTGCCAACTCTAAAAAATTTATTTACTAATACAAATTCCATGTTTATTTGCCTCTCTTTTTATAAAATGTCGTGTCACCTTGTGTAAATAGAAATCTTCGTTTTTCTTCTACTGTTCTAAATATGATTGAAAAACTATTTTCTTGGTAGCCATAACTTGTAATGTGCTTACGTATGGATATACCTGAAAAAATGACGTTCCCTTTCTTAACTCTGGTACATTTTGATATTGCATTAACAGCGAAAACAGCAATGGCATGAAAAGCATCTTCTGTATTTGATACAAACAACTCACTCTTTTTCTCGTTAGAGCTTGTATCACTGAAATCATACGTTTTTGTTTGAACTGCAACAAACTTCTCCCATACCAACCGATTCCCAACATAACGTTCTACAATCTCATGTCCTCCGACATAAATGCCTTCTCTTGTAGCCATAACATCACCTACTCATACACATCATAGATTGTGTTGGGGTCTTTCGTTATCACCGCGTCATATTGCGTTTTTGACCCATACCAATACTTCATTTGCTGATTTCCGTTTTGGTTAGTCAGCTTGTTTGCAACAATCTCCGGACCATTCAATCCAAGAGCCGAGCGATTTACACTCAGAACTCCAGAACTAGTAATAGTAATTGTTGAGTTATCTGGTCTTACGACTCCGTTTGAACCTGCTGTTGCGGTTGGTGGAGTTGGGCTCACTCCGTCTTTGAATGTTTCGACAGACACTTTTTTCAACCCACGACCATCATGAATCATGATAGTGTCCGAGTTATTGACCTGACTAGCCTGTGGCAAGTCGGTTACTTTTCGTGTCTGTGCACTAATTGCTACCATCTTATACCTCCATTTTATATTTCCAATCTGCGACAATCACATGACCGTTTTCATCCGCAAGCACCGTATGCTCTGTATTATCTTCCGTCCGAATCGGTGCCGTGAAATCATTCTGCAAGAACATGTACTCGATAGCGTTTAGTCTATCTTCGTATTCCTGAAACTCACGCTTCAAAGCCTCTACAGACTCATAGCTTGCTTGTCTTACGTTGTCTACGTTGCCTAGTCCCACTTGGGATTTCGTCACATTATGCGGATTATTACTATTAGTTGCGTGAGCGTCAAACTCTTGCTTACTCGCTTGTTCCACGTTAGTAACGTTCTCCAAACCTATCTGCGCCTTTGTGACGCTATGAGGGTTATTATGATTTTCTAAGTGATGTTGAAAATCTTGCTTACTTGCTTGTTCAACATTCGTAACGTTTCCTAGTCCCACTTGTGCCTTTGTGACATTGTGTGGGTTGTTTTCGTTTTTGATGTGACCAGTAAGGTCTGATTGATTCGCTTTGTTTGTTGTTTGGTTGCTGATAATCTCTTCAAGACCATCAATATCAGCAACTTTGTGCCTGTGACTTGAATCGGCTTTCCCGTTCCATTTTGTGCGTTCCTCAACCGATACATGTCGTGAGGTATCTTTGCTATGATTGTCAATGCTATCTTGCAACTTAGTTTCTGTTGATTTCAACTCAGAAATAGAGGCATAGACCAAATTATTAGCATTGTATTGAATGGTAATCTGACTATTCTTACTAATAGTCGTGTTGAAATCATAATCTCGATATACATAAGCAGATGTTTTGGGAGGAATCACATCCCCCTGCTCTGCCCAAGTATACATGTACATAAACTCTTCATGATTTCCACGTTTTGCAAACACACCGATTTCATTGACAATCATTTCACGCTCAATCCGTGAATTATCTAACCGAGCTGTAAGACGAATCGTATCGGCAATATCAGTCGATAAAGACTGCGTAACTTGCAAAGAATGAACTATTTGAGCTACATCATTCTTCTTGCCAGCATCTGTCCGATGCCGACCGCTTCCCAAAGCAATACGAGTAAATACTAACGGCTCTCTATTTTGAATAGCTAGAGCTGTTTCGCTACTTGCTTTATCGGTCAGTATCGGCTGGATAAAATATCCCATCTAATCTCTCCTTTCTTTTACTTGAATCGAACTGTACGAACATCTAAAAGCGTGTGTGCTCCAATATAAATTGTATTTATCATCGGCGCTTCAACTGAGAATTGGATTCCTAAATGAGCAGGAATCAATTCACGCACATACTTTAAAAAACGGTTCAAATATCCAGTCGGTAGTTCTCCTAAAAATCGGATATGTACCGCTGAACCCTTGACCGTTACTAAGTTATTGACATTCGTAAAGCTCTTTGTAATTTTTTGTAAACTCACTGAGTTGATTTTAATCTTGGAAGAAATTAAAGTGATTAGATACCGCCTTCGTTCTTCCAAGTCTGTTGTTTTCGGCTTTACTTGGAGGGCCTTTTCCCAACGTGTAATCCAGGCTTCCGTTGCTTCTGGCAACAGCATCAATCGTCTGGTATCGAAGATTAAGTCTGTAATCAATTCCAACTCTGGAATCTCAGTTTCAAACAAATCGTTGATGGTTGGATCTAAGACCTCTGGTAAAGCCGATAACATACGATATCTAACGTGCGACATTGACAGTTACCTCCGCTAGTTTAGGAAGCATGTTGGTAGAAAGTTCAATACTTTGTTCCCTGTCGTTCAACAAAATACGGTCCACATCTCGAACCCCATTAATTCTGTCAATGATTGTGGCAACTTTATAGTTCCGAACCTCTTTCTCTTCAAATGCTTCTTCACGTAAGTATTTAATGAGTTGGACTCTCGCCTCATTCTTGATTGTTTCAACGTCTACATCTTCATCAATCTTGATAGTTGCAGCAATACGAACGTCGTAGCCACTTACAGACTGAACAGTCACATAAGCACCAATCGGAGCCACCCCTAATCCGTGGCCACTTGGTTCAGGGTCTAAGTAATTCTTGAACTTATTTACCAGCTCTGCACTCGCTTCATTACCATCGGCGTCTGTAATAGATACACGTACTGTATTTTCGCCCTTCCAGAGTGGCTCTACCAAAGCAGAACCAACACCAACAAACTCACTGGCCCATTTCCTATATTGGGCAATGTTCCCGTTTAAAGTCGGTGTTTTCAAATACTCAATAGTCCGCTTACGGAGTTGTTTATCCGTCTCTTCATCTTCGCCTACAACGATAACAGAGCCGATTTCTGCCCCTTTAAAGTCACTCAGCACATCAATATTGATGAGTTGACCTCTTACATAATTGGGAGCATTTCCGACTTGTTCAGCTACTACGCTATACTCGAATCCAGAGCGGCGTTCCAAAACACGGAAATTGTACTCACTATTAACCACACTGAAACGAGTCCCGAGTGGGATTTCCTGTTTGAATTGAACCAATCGAACTGATGCCGTGGCTGGCAAGCGTTCAACTCCAAACTGCCTACATAAACGAGTTAGGAAGATTCCTGTACTCGTGTCTAAAAAGTTGACTTCCTCATACGATTTTAAGACCGTATACTGAATGGCAACTTCTCGAGCTGCAGGCGCAACTAGATTGTACAAGACAGATCCTTGTCTTTTGTCATACTTATCATCAAACAAGGCCAGCATATCCTCTAAAATTTCTGGATATGTTTTTACCTTTATCATCGTTTCACCTCCAAATCCATCTCAAATGTTCCAAAATCACTATCAACCATGAACTGCACATAAAACTCATCTTTCTTTACCTTAGTAGAAAAAGAATGAGCCTCATGAATCCTGTCGTCTTCATACAAGGCTTCTTTTATGCGATGTGCGATATCCATCTGGGCATAATCCATATCCCCACCAAATAGAGCATCTAACTCCACACCATACCGATGGTCATAAATCGTATAGATGAACCGTTCAGTTATCAGCATGCGTCTGATTGATTGCTTCAAAGCATGGATGCCGTCTGTTTCTAGTAAGATATTGGTTTCATCTAGTGTTAAGCTAGGCTGTTTCTTAGCTTCGACAACATTTTTAGCGATGTTTAAAAAGTTTGTTTTAGGAGTACTCATTCATCAGAACCCCCTTTCACTTTGCGCTTGTAGTGGAATATCTTCTTGTACAAGACATAATAAAACCCTCCACCATCTTGTCTGATGAGATGAAGGGTTTGACCTACGTACTCAGGATCCAATGCTTCATCGGTCCATGTGACAGCGAGCATGGAATCATCCAAAATCAACTCATTGGTCAATTGGATTTTGAGTGGAGAAACTGATAAAACTACACCAGTTGTTATCTTGGCGAACTGGCGATTTTCAATGAAATTACTAATCAATTTCTTTAGATTTTCTATTACTTCCATCTACTCACTTCCTGCCATGAATAATTTAATTTCCATCGTGTGCTTTTCTGCACTGAAAGAATGAGTTGCCTCTTCAATGACATACCATCCCTTCTTCTCAATATCCTTAACATCCACATAGACTGCATGGCCTGCTAAAAAGTCAATACTCCCAATATCAGCTTTTAGACTGAACGTTTCTTTGGGGCGGTTTTTCATCTTCAAGAGCATTTCGCCCCATTGCTTTATTTGCCCCTCAGTCGCTTTCTCATCCACTTTTTTCATGTACTGGAGTTTTCCCCAAGCTCCGATGTTGTAGCTGTCCTGATAGATGTAGACCTCTCTCTTTTTGGTTTCTTTGTTCTCTTGGATCAAGCGGACAATATTGGCACTATCCTCAATCGAACCTTCAAACTCAAAACTAGACATAAAGGATTCATTACCGATAATGTACTGAATTGGTAAGTTTTTCGGAGTTGTCAGTGTCAACTCTCCGAACTTGTCATACAAGACTAGTAATTCTCCACTTTGTACCAAGGTCTCATCCATGGCCTCCTGGATAATATCCAAAGCCTTCTTATCCTCTTTCAACTGAGGGGATAAGGTCACGGCTGGGGCTTTTAGTTCCCCAATCTTCAAATCGAAATCTCCTGCGATTGCCGAGACGATTTGATTGACATTTTTGTCCTTGGCAACAAAGTTGATATTGCGTAGTAAGTACTTTATCTGATCATGAAAAGTCAAGGTTGTTTTGGTATCTTTTTCGTACTTGATTTTTGTCAAATAACCAAAGAATACCTCTTTATCATCTAGCTTGAAAGCGAGCGGAGAACCGTATTCAAAGGCTACTTTTGTAGAATTGTACAAGCTAATCTCCACGCTCCAAGCCGATCCTTTTCTAGTTGTCTTGAATTCGACCTTTTCAGACACAGTTGCTAAATCCCATGTATCTCCAGTTTTATTGTTCTGATAGAATAATTGCATCATGGTATCACAAACTCCTGTCCAGGGTAAATCCAATGAGGGTCTTTGATTTTATCTTTGTTGGCTTCGTAAATTTCAGTATATCGGCTACCGTCTCCGTAAAAAGTCTGAGCAATCCCCCACAGCGTATCACCGCTTACAACCGTATGGCTTTTTTGAGCAGGTTTCTCTGTTGTGGCACTACGTTCTTCAGTAGCTTTCGCCTGCGGTTTCTTTTTAGTAGCCTCAAGCGCTTGCTTATCTTTGATGGTGACCTTTCGTGGTTTATGAGACCGATATTGTAAGAACTTAATCTTGTAAATCAGGTCATCTTCATATCCTGTCTTAGTAGAGACATCGAACTGTTCCACTAGAAATTTCCCATTAATAGCAGAACCAAAAGCACCCCCAATCATTAGTTGAATAGGAGTGCCTTCCGTCTTAAATTTACGAATAGAGGAGACAAAGGATTCTGGAGATACACGACTATTACGTTGGTAGTTTCCGTCGTATCTTCCGCTAGGAATAAAGGATTCAAACTCAATCGATTGAAGCTCTGGATTTCCGACAAGCGGAACATTACCAGTATCGATGATAGCGACTGTCTCAATTCCTTGTTTGTCCTCCAGTTTGATTTCTTCTGGATTCACTGGCAATTTAATGCCTTCAATAAATATAAACATCTGCTACCTCCTCCCTAGTAAGCCATGAGTCCATCAGCGCCATTGTTCAAAGCGTCTACAATCGTTGCATTCAAATCATCCAATACGTTAGCATACTGGCCAGCGTTATTAATGGAGTCAATGTTGGTGACAATCTCTGGCTTCAAGGTAATAAAATTCTGTTGCCACTTCATGGTCGCAACATCCTTAATTAACTTGATGTATTCATCGTCCAGTTTGATTTCATCTTCAATCTTGCCGACTTTATCTAATTTACCACCAGTTGGATTGTGACCGCCACCTTTTCCTCCGTCGCCTTGTTCAGGGACTGAACTTGCTGGGCTGAGTTCGTAAGGTGTTTTTCCTTGGTCTCCCAAGAAATTATTTCCTGCACTATTGGCATCGCCAGCACCTTTGAAGAAACCACCTACAGCCTTATCAATCCCTTGGCCGAATTTATAGCCGTTATTAAAGGCTCCAAGAACGCTTCCTCCCTCTAAATAACCAATTTGCGGAGCGTCAAGGTGTGGAGTACTTAAGCTGGCCTTATGTTGTTTCAGACCATCTGCCAAATGCAGACCTTCAAAAGTCTTCTTAACTGGTTTTTCCATGCTGTCAATGGCGTTCGCAATATCACCGGCAAAGTTCGTCCGACCAAGAGAAACCGTTCCAACAGCGCTTAGATTTAGACCGAACCCATTTAAGAAGCCAATCATTTTATTAAAGCCACCAAGAACAGAGTTAATCATGCCCTCGACTGCACCGATAACACTATTAACCATACTATCTACAAATCCAGCGATAGCGACTGCCATCCCTCTACCACCTTGGGCAATATCATACCATGCCATTTGACAGTTATAAGTCAATTCATTCCATAGATTTATAGCTCCTGTAATAAACCAGTCGATAAATTGTAAGATTCCTATTATAATCGTTAGAATGAAACTATAAATCCCCATACCTATCATCATGATGCCGTTAGCAACACCAAAAACAAGTTGTAGGACCATATTTATCACCCATATAATGATATTGATAATCCCGAGAATCACATTCCAAATTATCATTCCAAGGGCAAATATCGCTCCCATAATAATTCCCGTAGCTGATACGGCTGCACCAGTAAGATTGTTAAACCATGCGACTAAGGCATAGAAGAGACCGATAAGAATAATGACTGCCATGACAATCAACATGATTGGGTTCATTGCCATAACTGCATTAAAACCAGCCATTGCAGCTTTCGCAACATTTGTAGCAATACTAAATAGTTTAGTAGCGATTTCTGCTGCGTTCATTGCGACTATATAAGTACCAATAGCGAATGCCACAGCAATAATAATCGGTTGAATGACAGACCAGTTCTCGGCGACAAATTGAGCAATCGGAGCTAACATATTCCAAACAGCTCCAATCATATCCATGGCAAAGATAACTGCTTGAACAACATATTGAAGCACCGTGGCTACAATCTGGGCAAATTGTTGGAAAGCTGACGAGTTCACTATCTGATTAATCTTAATCGATATTGGTTCAAGTGCCTTGGTCACAAAGTTCAGGAAGTTCTGCCATGCCCTACCCCAAGTTAGGAGCATGTTGCGGAATTGTTGATCAATCGCTTCACTTGCTTCCAGCATGGCAGTTTTGACAATGTCGGCCGTAATCTTCCCGTCTGCTCCAAGTTTTTTAACCTCGCCACGGCTAACGCCTAGCTTGTTTGCAATGGCTTGGATTAAGGCTGGTGAAGTTTCAGCTAGAGAACGTAACTCGTCACCCTGCAACTTACCACTAGCCATAGCCTGAGTAAGCTGAAGCATAGCGCTTTTTTGTTCTTCAATGCTTGCTCCACCGACTACAAAGGATTTGTTCATGGTTTCCAAAAAGGCAATTGTCTCGCCGTTATTTTGGAAAACATCGCCAGCTTGCATCCGCATCTTAGCAACACCGTTTGCCATGGTTGTATAAGCTGAACCTGTACGCTGTGCTGATGTATAGATAGACTTTTGTAGTTCCTCTGTCGTCTGCATACCGTCTCGAATCATGTCTAAACGGGCGTGCATATTGGCATACTCGTCTGACATGCCTATAGCTTGTTTGGTAATTTTACCAACTGCAATACCAGCTAAAGCGGTCTTCAACAAGCCTTTCAAAGATACTAACTTACTTAATTTGTTAGAAGCAGTATTCGAAGCATTCCCTAAATCTCTTAGAGCCAGTTCTTCTTTTTTGAGTCCTGCAGCTGCTAGCGTTGCACTGCTGACAAATCTACCGTTGATATCAACGACTCGCCCGGCTTTATTGACGAAATATTGGCCAGAATCGCCAGCTTTTTTCATAGCGGACTCTTGAGCCTTCATAGCTTTGTCTATGCCAGAGCCTGCATTTTTGACACGCTCCATAGTCGCATAGATTTTATTTAAAGTGCCTGTGACTCTATCGGTCAAAGACATGGTTGTTTGTATATTGGCCAATAGAATCACCTCACTTCTTCATTGCTTTTTTACGTTGTTTCGCCTCTTCATCCATGACTGCGACGAAAAAGGCTTTTTCTTCTACATCCATATTTACAAATTCACTAGGGCGAATGTAATAGTTTACGAGGGCGAAGTAGGCAAGTTGTGCCTCCGCGTCCTCTTTTATTAGTTTTTTGCCTCGTCAACCTTGTCTTGGAATGTTTGGTTGATACCGCTGAGTTCGGTCACAGCTTCCAAAATCAAGGCGCTTTCGCCCCAGTTAAACATAGTACCGAATAACTCAGAAGCTCCCATTGCTCCATAAGAATCTTGCAATTCTTTATCGTTAAGGTCAGGAACCACGATAGACGCAATACAGATTTCACGGTTATATTTAACACCGTCAAAGACACGCTCTTGGCGTCCGTTACGACCAGGCTTATTGACAAAGCAACGGTCGTTGATTAAGTCCGCTTCACGAGCGCTCAACACTCGAATTTTAACTGGTTCCTCAAAAGAAGGAAGCAAGACATCCTTAGTCTCTTCCCCTTTTTTATTTTGTTTCAAAAATGCTTTTAATCCACTCACCACTATTTCCTCCTTGTGTTAGTATGTAATTTCTTGGAATTCTGATAGGATATCAAAATCTTGGAATGTGAAGTCCGTTTCTTCGTCAATAACTTCATCCGCTGATCCATCTAGTTTAAAGATAAGTGATTCTTTGAACAGAACACCTTTCAAAACAATTGTGTAACGACCTGCACGAGATGTGCGGTCTTCATTGGTACACTTGATATCGATACGAGGCAAAATACCTTGTTTGACATAGTTTAAAGCCATCGTCTTTAATTCTGGGCGGTGGTAGTACATTTTCAACGAACCTGTACCTTCTGCACCGACAATCTTACCACCCTTCATACGAGAGTTAAGAGGGGTAACATCAGCTTTTGTGTATTCAACCTTTGCTTCTAGCGAGATAAGTTCTGCTAGTTCATACTGCTTGTCATTGATTGTAAAGAAAACCGTTCCTTCTTTAGCAGACAAAGCATCTAATTGACTCATAATAGCCATTAGCTAGTTTCTCCTTTCTTAATCACAGGTAACTGTCATGTACAAGATTTCCATAGCATCTGTCAAGACAACTGGCAAGTTAACCACAACAGATTCTTTGGTGATACCTTGTGAAATCTCAATATCTTTCGCTTTATACTCCAAAGCCTGCTTTTGAGCAAGTGGATCCAGAACCATTGTGATGATTCGTTGTTTAAACAACTCACGACCATTCACGTTGTTTGGCACTTTACCGATGAAGTAGTTCTCAAAGATATACTTGACATTGGTGTTGATATTATCCATGGTACGGACAAGTTTATTCTTACCAAAAATACGGCTGTGTTCTGCCGTATAGCTAGTAAATGAGTTCACATCTGACAGGATAATAACTTTTTCGTTTCGATAGGCAAAGATAAGTTGACCTTTATTGATGAGCTTTTCAGCCTCTGCTTCGTTCTTACGTTCACAGTCGATAGCACCTGGATAGGACTTGAATGTATTGGATTGCAAGCCAGCTCCTGCATACTTACCAGCTACGAAGTATACACAGTCCTTAGCGCCTAGTTTCGTACCGTCGCTTAATGTAACCCCGTTACCGACTGATACAACACCTTCATCGTCAGCGTCCGTGTAATCATTCAAGACTGCAATAACCGAACGACCAGCGTCACGCCATTTCTTGATATGAGCTGTAACAAGTGCTTTCGTTGCACTTTCATCTGTACCCAAAGCCAAGACACGGAAGTCTTGAGTATCAAGTGCGTTAAGGAAATCTTCAACTTCTGAATTAGTTGTAACTCCATCGGTACCACCTTCAAGCAAGATTGTTTTATCTTCTGTTGTTAGAGTACCCGTTACATTCACATAGTCATTTTTAAACGGCAAGGCTGTGATGATTTGTTTATCAACTTCTTTCCCAAAGAAAACAGTTGTCACTTCAAAACCAGTCTCGACTTGTTTCTTGAAAATAACATGAATATGGTTACCAGCCAATCCTTTGTATTTAGCTGTAACGACCATATCTCTTTCTGTTTTCGTTGCCTGTATACCAGTATTATTCACACCATTATAGACAAGGACCTTCCCAGTCCCTTTTAAGGCTTCACGAATCGGAAGAAGTTCATCAATCGGTTTACCAAATAGGCGACGGAAATTACTTGTGCCGTCAACAAGTGTGAAAGCACCAGGTTCTCCCCAAGATCCAGCAATCATGACTGCTGCAATCGTATTGTCTTCCAAAGGAATAATCACATCATCTCTTGATATAAAATTGATGTAGGCCTTTGGAACTCGTTTATTCTGTACTGTCCATTGTGCCATTAGTTAGCCACACCCTTTCTCCAGTCTTCTAAAATACGTCTTACTTCTGCTAGTGAGTATGACTGGTCATCTTCCAGCAAAATGTTTAACAAAGTTGCATCCTCTTCAAAATACTTGAGTAATGCCTCTTTACCAAATTTATCTTCAGTGGTTGTTACCACTGGTTCGGTTACGTAACCTACTTCTTCATTCATTTCCATGAGAAGTTTCACCTATCCTTTCTAATATTTGCATTGTCGGTTCTTCTTCAACCCATCGAACGTATCGAGTGATTGTGAACGTGCATATCAAGTCATTTGCATTGTATTCCACCTTCAAATCATTAATAGGGTACTTGTCCCCTAAATAACGAAAGGAAGGCGAATTAAACACCGTTTCAATTTCTTCAAACTTTTGGTATAAGTCTGTTGTTTTTTCGGTGTAGTAATGCAGCAAGACAATAAAAACCTGCTTATCGTTTTGGTTTGCCAACCGCTTCCGAGTCACAGGCTTCACATCTACAATAAAACAAGGTGTTTTCAATCCTTGCTGGATTTGTTCATCATACACCTTGCACCCAAACACATCTTTGAGTTGCTTGATGACGAGTGGTCTAATACTATAATCCACCTAGTTCCTCCTTTAGCCTCTCTTCGATTTGTTGCGTGATTTGTGGGATTTTCTGTTTAATTTGTTCCTCTGTCAGCCTCATCATGAAGCGCCCTTCTACCCAAGGATTGACCAAGCGTTTGCCAATTGCAGGGACATAACGCCCTACTTGTTGGCGGTGTCCGCTTTCAACGAAAGAAGCATACTCCATAGGGTTAAATGCGATAACCTCGTACACGTTCCCATTTTTGCTTACTTCCATCTTCCACGATTGATTTAACTTACCTGTTAAGCCCTTTGGTGTTCGTTCCTTAACCTCTTTCAAAAAGGCTAGGCCGATATCTTTAGCGGCCTGCATAAACTCAGAATCAATAATTGCCTGAGCCCGTTCAAGTCGTTTCAAGAACTCTTGAACATCACTATCATCATAGCCACTCATGTCGTCTTACCACAATTTCTTGATGTGTGACATAGACCATCGGGTCTTCACTAGTCAGGTATTTAACACCGTCTACAATCAATTTACTACCAGCTTTGATAGCAAATTTAGGCGAACAGAAAATCTTGTGTTCTGTCTTGAGTTGGTGCGCTTCGTTCTGTTCTGTATTCACTAAGTTACGAACAGAGACACGACAGGGAACTTTCTTGTAGATTTCTTTGAACTCTACAAAATCAGCTCCGTTGGGTTTCATACCATCGACAGTAGCAAACACATCCATCTTTTTATCATAGGTCCATTCAATACTTGGTCTTGCCTGAGATAAGACATCATTGATATTCATCCTACCACCTCAACTTTCTGAACCTCTGTAGCTGACTGGTAAAGTCTAGCAAGACACGTTCAGCCCGTCTGGCAAGGTCTGACTTAGCCAATTCGACACGAGTATCTCCAATGGAAATAGTCTTGCCTTGGACAGCTTGGTCAGGATTACAAACAACATAAACCATCTGAATAGCCACAAATCGCAACTCTAAAGGAAAATCCTCACGATTACAGTAGTTAAGAATGTTCTGCATGACTTCATCGACCACTAACTCTTCTGGATAGCCTAAATAACGTTGTTCGTACAAGTCAATCAAGGCTTGTCTAGCATCCTCATTATGCTGTTGAATTTCTTCAAGTGTCATCTTCTCCATCAGCAGAAACACCCTCCTTATTTCTCTTCTTCGTCTTTCTTGCTCGTTTTCTTAGCTTTCACTTTTTCAAGTTCTGCAAGAGCCTTGTCACGTTCTGCCACAACTGCTCGATACTCCTGAATGGTATAAGTACGTCCGCTGGTTGCTGGCTCTACGACGACATATTCGCCATCTTTGATTTTTACCACATCGTAGCCATCTTCCAGGAAGGTTGCTTTTTCTAGTTCATCGATATCTAGGACACGATTTTCTTTCTTTACTGTTATCATTTTCTATCCTCCTCTTTAAGGTGCGACAACAAAGGCTAGACCTTCATGTTTAGTCTGGAATAGCAATACATCATCGTAAGATTGTTCGTAGTACAAGTAGTTACCGCTTGAAGAAGCGCTTGGTGCGTCAAGTCCTACAAATTCATATTTTTGTGGCGCTGCCATACATGGAATATGAATCAAGAAGAAATGGATTTGTTTAGCAGTTGGGTCAACCTTAGCGCCATTTGTGAAGTTGTACAAGGTCTTCATGCGATCAGATGGAATAGCTGGTTCAATCGTCACATCGTCCAAACGACCAATAGAACGGTCAATCACTGTGCCTTGGCCGTGGATATTAACTGTACGACCAAATTGCTTGATGTTCTTGATCATGCGTTTAACTGCTGGTGTACAGAAAATAACACGACCTTCTGCTGGTACTCCAGCTTCGTCCATTTGTTCCATCAACTCATCGAAGGTTGCGAGGAAGTTTTCCTCAGTCAAATTCAATGACTTAATTTGTTTACTTTCTGTATCAAGTGCTTTCTTACGCGAGAACAATTTAGATACCATAAATTTATCCATTTCTGGAACTTTTTCAGTATCGTTGAATGTTTTAGTGATGTTAGCAATGGAAGTAACATAGTTAGTTTCATCAACATCTGATGGGTCTACTAGTGTTGACCAGTAACGCTCGTTAGTCAATGTGTATGTTTCCCATTGGTTTTCATAGTTAGCGTCAATGTTCGTAATCGTGCGACGTGTACGGTCTTTACGTCCTTCCTTAATCAAAAGACGGGGTACTTTGACTTCTTTAGCCCCTGTGAATTTCAAAAGCGTGTTTGATGGAGAGTTCCAAAGTTTGTTAGTGAATAACAATCCGTTTTCACTGTAGCGGGTTTGCAAACCTTGTTGGTAAGATTCTGCATAGTTCAATGTTGCTGGCATATCTGTTCCTCTTTTCTATTTTTTGATTATAGATCTGACGTAAACGCATGAATCATCTGCGTTGTCAGGTCGTTAGCAACTGTTTCTTCTTGCGTTGTTCCTTGTGGCTTAGCACCAGCGATGTGTGGTTCTACAGCCTTTTCTGGAGCGAATAAAAAGCCTTTAGATTCCTTCAAAGCTGTCAACTGTTCATCTAATCCAGTCACCGCTCCGTTGTCACCTAATCCCAATTTAGACTTATCTAGTAGGCTAGACACGATTCCTGCGTCATGAACCTTACCGCTCAAGTGCATTTCAATAGCATGATCTAGTTGCATTGTCTTGAGTTGTTGTTCATGTTCCTTCTGTTGTGTCTTGTACTTGCTGTCCAAGTCTGAGTATTTTTGTTGTAGTTCGGCATTGCCCTCAGCGTCTTTCTTGAGCTGTTTCATGTCCTCATCACGCTCTCTCAACTGGTCTTGCAAGCCCTTGGCATTGTCTTCTGCAGCAGACACCTTCGCCTGTAAGTCCTGTGTTGATTTGCCGTGTTCAGACATAACTGCTTCAACTTGTTCTTCAGTCAATCCTAACTGTTCCAAAAATTTACGATTCATTTCTTTTCCTCCTGTACGTTTGTTTAACGTGGCAACGACCACGACATTTTGGTAAAGTAAAAAAGCCTTTTAACGCCATGCTCAGGGCGAAAGACACTAGTCGATTTGAACTAATTTAGCAATTCGATTATGTAAGCATCTGATTTTTCGTTGTTCTTCTATGTGTAGCACTAGCTTTGTTGTAATGACGGTTACAGCAATTGTTAGTGCTATTTTTGTATACATCCTCAAGATAATACCTCCAACATATAAATTTAACCGTATGGAATACCGTACGGTTAGAGCATAAGAAAACCGCCTCGATTTCGATGCGGTTAGGTTTCAAATACAATATCTTCAGCAGTTCCTACATAGATGTCTTTAACTTCTAATTCACAATCCAAAAAATCAATAGGAGAATCTCCTTCCAAATACTTGTTTTCGTGATATACGTGAATATAGTTTTCTTTACTCATTATTTTACAAATTTCTTTAACTTTCATTTTAGATATCTTTCTGAGTACGAAAAAAGCACTTAGATTTCTCTAGGTGCTTGTTGATAGATATTCTTCATATTCTTTGCGTGCATAGTCAGGCATCTTTCTCTTTGCTCTGACAATAAATTCATCAAGTGGAGTGTCATTGGTTGACCTACTAAAATTATAGAAATTATTACTGAAACGATAAATCCATCTTTTAGAACGCTCACTTGTAAAAACTGGTGGATAATCTTTAGAAAAATCCTCCAATATCTGCGGATGGTATTTCTCTAAGAATCCTTGACTAAAGAAAATCGCAACTCCTAAAAAAGCAGCTTGTTCATCTGTCGCATTCTTCAATGGTTCAAACAAGATATATTCTAAATACTTTGCTTTCAATCCACTACCTCCACTTCAATAATCCTTCGTTTAGTGTCAAAAGCCATCTCTTGCACCGTTTCAGATAGAACCTTAAACCTTGTATTTGCTTTAATTATGAACTCTTTCTCATTGGTATGACTACTCAATTCACTGACATACGCACCAACAGATTGCCCTTTTTTGATGAGTATATTCAATTGAATTTCAACATCTCCGCCTCCAAAATCCTCTATAACAGATTTATCAAGACTAGTACTCATCAATCCTTTATCAATCACCAGTGTTTTACCAACAGCATTTTCTAAAAAAATATCTTCTGATTGATTAAACAATCGATAAGTTTTAAATGTTTTTTCTGTTTTATATGTTGAGATAGCTGAAACAACCTGCTCGGCTTTCCTCTCAATATCATTATACCATTTTCTAGTCTCGTCACTTAATTTTTGTGAGTTTCCACCGGTGATTTTATCAAGAAATTCTTGTTTCCCTTCTCTCAATACATGGTTGTAGTCCTTGTACATCGCTGTTGTGTATTCATGGATAGAGTCCACTTCATAACTAGATAGATTTTTCAACCACTTCTGATAAGATTTTTGTTTCTTAAAGAAGTCGTCTATTTCATTTGGTTTCAGGTCAGACACAACCTCAGATGCCTTAACACCCCTAAGAACAGCTTCCCCTTCACGCTCCCATCCTGCAAAGATTTCGTCCAGAGAACGTTTCTCCTTTGCCATTTTTACAGGGGCGTTATTTAGTAATATATCGAGATACGGGCTAATCTGTTCTGCTTCTTCGGTCCTTCTAGTCTTATCAGTCTTGTCTTTCTTATCAGACTTAACTGCAGGCCTGATGGTAGAACGACAGCGAACATGAAAAGGCGGTGCGGTTCGTCCCGGTTCATATTCTTTGACAGGATAAACCTTATGATTTTCTGACTGACAAATCTCACTTGTACGACTGTCTAATACCGCTACGATTTCGTAGTGGTCGCCACCTAATTCCTTGATAGTATCTAGCGTAGCGAGGTTATTATAAAAGGTCGTCTCGGTTCTGACAAGCGTATCAGCCCTATGGTAGGCGACTCCTGTACGTTCAGAAAGAGCTCTAGCCATTCTATCAATAGACCAGCCGCCTGTCAGACCTTTATTCAAGACATCACTGATTGCTTTATAAGCAACTTCTTTATGCACCCATACATTTTCAGAAAAGGTTTTACCACTCCAGTTACTCCCCATCTTATGCTTAACGGCATCGACACCTAATATTGGTTTCTCTATGATTCCAAAATGAGCCAAGTTTTTAGCTTGATGGATTTTACCTTTGATGTAGACGTCACTAAGAGCCTCTGTAACCTTGTCATGTATGCCGTCTGGCTTTCCATATAGTTCAGCTGTTAGACGCTCAATTTCAGCAAGCAAAGCCTCCTTGCGACTAATGCGATGGCGATAGCCCAAGGCGTCCAATAGTGGTGTTGGTGTGTCAGGATTTAAGGCCATCTCACGGAATCTTTCAAGGGTTACATGCTTAAACTCTCTACGCTCTTTATCTGTCAGATATTGCTTGCCCTCTGCATGAGTCATTTTATTATCAACTGCATACCTGGCATAGAACTTCTCAATTTCAGAAACCAACTGATGTTTATAATCTGCTAAGGATTGTCCAATCTGTGCCATGTATCTATCAGCAATTATCTGAGCATTTTGTTCCTGTTGTAAAGCACGCTCAGTCCAATACTCATCTATCTTTTTCTTGTTCTCGGTCGTCATGATCTTCATCTACCTTTTTGAAATTAGTCTGAGAGTATGGATCTTGTCCTTGTTCCTGTTGTTCTTTCAATCGTTTCTCAACCTCTGGTTGATACCATGGATGTTGTTCACGAATGCTTAGATCGTCTAAGATACCGATTGAGTTTACACAATCTTGAATAGCTTCAGACTCATTTGAAATGATGTCACGGTTAAATACATAAGTAAATTTAGATGAATCAAACGCTACTCCTTTGTTAGCTGCATACTGTTCTACAAACCAAAGGAATTGCTTGATACCTTTTTGGAACTCATTTTCTAGCTCGTTACAGTCCAAATCAAGGTCTGTATAGCGCCATTTAAGAGCCTGACCACTTGCATTGCCTAGATTATCATCTTGGGTATCAATAGCTCGTGCAGCCTCATACAAGAACTTACGAGAGCGTTCGATATCCGCTTCAACTCCGCTAGTGTCATTGTCTGCCTGCAAGGTGTCTACACCACCATCGCTAGAGACTTTGATAGAGCGGAACTTATTCAGATTATTCATGAACTCGCCCAAGTCTGCGCCCTGATAGTTTTTCAAAACATAAATCAACTTCGGCATATCTGCCAGCATATCAGCATTAGTAGACATTTGAAGTTGAATATTATCAATCAAAGACTTGGTTTGAACTAAAAGACCGTCCTCATACTCGTTATAGCGGAACGGAATCAGAGGGACTTTCTCCCAAGTATAAGGGATCCGTGTGCCGTCTGCATTGACGTAATAAAAATTTCCTTTGGTTTCCTTAGACAATGGATTGAGTTCAAGGCGTAAACCTGTCCAGATATAATCTGTAATTCCTTGTTCATCGTAGTATTCTACAAAGGTTTTAGTCTTCTTCACTCCGCTTTCGTATACTGCTTGTTTGTAGACACGCACAAAGGCTGATAATTCCAAATGACGCTCATCTTTCCAAAAAGGGATAAAATCTGTTCACTTGGGATTTTAAACAAGCGTAGACGGCCGTTCTCGTCGTAATAAGGCAAACCATAAGCTATCCCTTTCATCACTGCTTCCTTACCGAGTGACTTAATTGTGGATAAAAGATCCTCATCAAATACGCTATCTAAGAAATCTTGTGATTCTTCTCCTTCAAGCGAGATTGTCGGTTGTTTAGAAAACAAGTAACCAACCTTCTGGTCTACCAGTTTCTTAAACAAACCTAATTCAATCCTTGAGTTCGTCCGCCAATCCACATCTACTTTTTTCTTTCGAATATCCGTTTGGTTTCGGTAATATTCGTAAGCCTGTTCCATCGTGCTCACTTTCTCAGAATTCTGGTGTTCTCTTATCTCAATCTCTAGTATTTCATTTTGGGTTGTATTCTTAATCAACAACCGCCTGATTAACCATTTAAACCAATTACTCAACATTTTTCCTTCTCCTACCAGAATGATATTCCTGGTTGTCTCATATCGTCTTCAAACGCATATCTAGTAGCGTCGATTGTGTGGTCGTTTACTTCTTCTAGCTTGGGTTTGGGATTTCCATCACGGTCAACTGCATAGTCCGCACTTTCGAATTCTCGTGCAATATTCGGTGTGCGTTCTGGATCTATTACAATGGCATCTAAATCATCCAACCAGCGCTCTCCGTACTCCCTACTATCAGGACCTTTCTTAGCACCTTGAACAAGCGGAATATTTAACTGCAGTTTTAACTCATCAATCGACTTAGGTTCTGCGCTATCACAGGTTATCATCTGAGATTGATAGCCTTTCTCACGGATTCTTTCAGCCAATTCACGGTTGCTAATCTTCACGCCATAAATCTCATCGATAGCGTAGATAACTCGTTTCTTCTTGTCGTAATGCCATCTTACAAAGGCCAGAGGGTCGTTAGCATAACCAAAGTCGTTACCTTGTCGAATGTTATCAAACCTTGCTATCTCCTCGTCTGTAATCTTGCGGAATACCAGATTTTCAAACGGTGCTACACCCGAACCGATAGCCTCACCCAGATACTCCCAACGGTAACGCTTCTCTGAACGCTCTCTCGTGGCCTCTGCTTCTTCTATAAAGGCTTGGGATATATATGGGTTGTCCAAGTAAGTTGAATGGTGTACGTGGGTGTTCGGAGGCTGTATAACGCTCTCGTATTTTTTATTTACCCAAGACTGTTTTCTTTTTGGAGGATTGTAAGAGTAAAAGAATTTATAAAAAAGACCATCAGCCAATTCTCCACGTAGGAGTGAGTTGGTGATTGTCTTTACTTCATCTTCGGTTTTAAACTCAGCTAACTCCTCAATCCAACCAATCGCAAATGGAAAGCGACTATCTTTCAAGGATTTAATACGCTCTGGATCTTGCGCACCACGGAAGATAATATAATTCCCCCTTGGAATATAGGTTATCTTCAAAGGAGATTTATTAATCTTAAATAAATGACCGACACCTTGCTCGCTAATTGCCCATTTCAATTGCTCGTAAACCGATTGTTCTAGGGTATTATCTGTCTTACGAATACACACAGCATTGACTGGATAGCGCATAATCAGTTGAATGATAGTGTGTCCGAGGTCGCTGGACTTACCAGAACCACGCCCACCTTTTTCAACTACATGTAAGATTTTAGGGTCAAACGCTGCACGCCACATAGGATAGAAAGCCTTTGGGATAAATTCGCTCATTCTACGCTTCATCGCTAACTCCTATATCATCAACGAATTGAACAGCTGAAGACATCTCGATTTCTTTTCTCTCTAAATACGCTCCATTCACTTTGAATATGTGGTCTAGGGAACGTTGTCTTTCTTCAATTGTCGGAGTAAATTCATAAGTCGTTTCTGATACTTCCACACCTTCAGCGGTCTTTACAGTTTTTTTAGAATACCCTTGTTGAGTTTCCCCTCTAGCAATACTAGCAGAAATTGCCAAAGCTTCTGCGATTGACATTGAACGTTCATCAAAAAGTTCTTCTGTACGTTTTTTGATATATTCAGAAATCTCAACATTTTTCAACAATCTTTGTCCTATGCTATATGCCGTTTTCTCTGAGTAACCCACCTTAATAGCGGATTGTGTTGCGTTTCTACTGATGATGTACTCATCAGCGAAATGTTTCTGTCTCTCGTTTATTTTCCATCACCACCTTTCAAAAAATCAAAAAAGCCACTCAAAGAGTGACTGTATGCGGTAAGTGGGTGCCTCCCCCACCAGAGCCTTATATAGCGCTACTTTATCTCTGTCCTACAGGTTAATCAGCCTAAATCTAATTACCGCCCTGTACCCCTATTGTGATAGCTACTCACAGAGATACAATTGGAACGACAGGACTCGAACCTGTGACGTCTCAATTCCCTAAACAGGACTTAATCCGTCTACCATATATCCATTAATCAGCATGAGACTACTGCTTTAAACGAGTGACTTTTGATAACTTATTGTTTATTATCTTGTCCACAAATATTCCTACTTGTATCACTCATGCACGATTGGTTAGACCAATCACTCCTTACATCACAAACTACTAAGCCATTTTTCAATTAACGAAGACCCCGCTAAAAGTCTAAGCTGCTTTACTCTTTGACTTTACTCTTATCCTTGCGAGATTTGAGCAGGCAATCTAATTGCCGAAGTACACTTTCATTTACGACGGGCGATGACTTTTGCTTTTTTTGAGTTTTTTCTATCTTGAATAGCTTTTAAAATATAAAAATCATCTTTCATCTATCACAGACACGCATCGCCATGTGGTTCGTTCTCTTTTGAAGAACAAAATGCACAGCGCCTGCTTGTTATCGATTGTTTTGCGGACAATCAACTCACCTTACATACTTTTGGGAGGCGCCCAATTTTTGTAAGATATGGTATTAAGCTCTTGTTGCACCTCGAACCAAATACCTCTTTCCTCTTATAGACTCGTTTCACAGCCAAACTGCCACGTTTGCATTTCCTCAGCACCTTGCCGTTGGAATCTCCCTGCTTTAACTTCGCCCACCTATTCCAAAACTGAAATAGTTAAGATTAAATTGCTTAGATTGACCATTGCTGGCAGGATGTTTGATAGATTTAAAAACATCCTTTTCCTGAGTTACCATAGATTATCTAGGCTAAGCCCTAAAAATGCAAGCAGACTACAGACTTGCGTGTTAATTAGTAATCAATTTGAAAGTTTTCCTTTTTTTATTTTTTTGTAGTCATTACAACCTCTGAGGGAATCAAACCCTCTAGCTTATAACTTACCTAGGATATAAGTAGCTACGCAACCATGCGAGGTTCGGTCGCTTCTGCAACCATTTTTAAGTTAATGAGTGATATGTGAATACTAAGCCTACTGCCTACCCCATTCTGGGACACAAACACTCAAATGACAGTAGCTGGAATTGAACCAGCTGGTCTAGCAGTAAAACGCACGTTTGGTAAAAGTTTCAAGGAGACCCAAACAACCTGCTAACCTGTCCTTACTGTCTAAGAGGCCGAAGCCTCTGTATTTTTAGGAGTCCTCATGACTGTTCGTTGCCAATCATTGGATAATACTATTTTAGCACCTTTTTCCGTTCCAATTCTCCCAAGATTTTCCCAGATTTTTCCCAAAATTTTCCCAGAAATCACTTGTAGACTAAAAGGTTGCTGGCTTGATAGGACTCCGCAAACTCTAATAGAGCTTTGTTCAATATCCGATAATACTCACTGGATGAATAGCCTAGTTCTGAATAAATGCTGTAGTCTTCCCTCCTTTTCTTCCTGCAATATCGTTCGATTAGGATACGTGTGTATTCCATATCGGAAAGATTGTTGATTGCTTTAGCGATTAGTTCTAAATCCTGCTGAGCTGATACTCTACGCAAGACCATGCTTTCTACCTGCTTACTTGTCTGACCACTTGATGATTTTGGTTCAAGCGAGTAGGATATTGTTATTTTTGGAGCGTATTCTTCTCCAGCAATCCGTCTCAGACGACTGTATTTTTTGAGTACTTTGATGGCTTCCTTTCTGGTTTTCTTTTCGTCGATGATATCCAATAACTCTATTTGCACACGAACTCCTCCTCATGATATAATAGTTATGCGAAACTATAACACGAGAAGTCAGCTGTGCTGGCTTTTTTCTTGCCTTACTCCCTTTTTAGGTGTATACTGTATGTATACAAAATAAAGGAGAAACAAATGAATACTGTTAAAACTCGTAAGGTTGGGAACTCTGTCACTGTGACCATCCCAAAAACACTCAACGTTCCAGAAGGGCAAGAGATGTTTGTCTACAAGGGTGTAGATAATGTCATTGTCCTGGCTCCAAAAATTCCAGACCCGTTTAGTGGTGACGCGGATCTACGCATGGAAGATGACTTCGAGGGGGTGAAATTCCTTGACAGCGAAATATGATTACATTCCAGAAAAACAAGACATCATCTGGATTGATTTCGACCCGTCTGTTGGACGTGAGATTCAGAAACGCCGTCCTGCTATTGTCGTCTCGCGTAGAAAATATTCGGAGCGGACTGGATTTGTGGCTGTATGCCCTATTACACACGGTCAAAGCAGACTAGAAGAACAAGGTCTGCTCGTTCCAGTGCGTTCCAATAAGGTAGATGGCTCTGTCAATCCACTCCAACTCTATACCTTTGACTTTAGAGAGCGCAAGGCTCAAAAAATTACAACCATGGATACAACCAGCTTTCAGAAGGTTGTCCAGCTCTACAACTTCATCTTTGAAGCCTAGTCCTTATGGATTGGGCTTTTGTTATTTGTTATTTGTTATACTCCACATGTTTGTGTTCACAACATCACCTCATCCCCAATTTTCACTTTCTCATAGACGTCCTTCGTAACCACGAACACACCGTAGTCACGAATCGTAAGCATGTATAGCTTCCCCTGTCGTCCTTTCTCGACGACCTTACCAAATATCTCAGCGCCTGCGTTATCCGCCTTGTAGATAACCATCGGCTTCTTCTCTTCCAATTCTTTAATCCTGTCCATCTGCCAGATGTTTAGTCCAGCAGATAGAAGAATCCAGATTGCGATAAATCGTTTCAATCTGTTGCCTCCTTTTCTACAGTAATTGTAAATTCACGGTCATTTATGTTTAAAGGTAGAACTGCCCCTGTTTTTGAGTCACTTTTTAGCAAATCCAATACAATTTCTAAAACTTGCTTACCTAAAATCAATTGTGTCTCTAAAATATTTTGCTCATCTTCCATCACTCCACCTCCTTGCTCTTAATTTCTCCAGTAAGTTTATTTTCTAAAATGTGACTTGTATAGCAAATATCGCTTTTATATGCATAGTGATTAACAGTTTCTTCAACCCATTGACTTCGTGTGTACGGGTATCTATTTGGTCGTCTCATGTTACCACCTCACATATAAATATTTCGTATCAATATCTTGTTCTAAAATACACTCTTTCAACGACTTTAAAACTTCTAAAGCATCGCTAACTGTTCCCCATTTATTTGCAGGTTCATATTGTACATATTTTTCAGGTTGCCTTTCCAATTCAGTTATGCCACGTTGAATATTTTCAAAAACATCAGCAACATTGTAAATTGTGCCTTGTTCAAAATCCCAATCCATAGCCGCCCTAAACATTTTTCCAAGATTGTAAGTTGGAGAACTATATCTAGGTTCATCGATACAGATATATTGTCCATTTTCTATTTTTCCTAAAATTTCCAAATCATAACTCATTAATCTATCTCCTCCATCTTTACTTTATACATTCGATCACCTCGATACTTGCTCTCGAGCTGAGACTTGCATTTGGCAGCATCACCTTCTTTCTTAAAAAAGTGGGTTTCATCTACCATGTTGTCAAAATATAGTGTTACTGTGTATGACATTTTTACCTCTTTTTTTCTAAACTGCTACCGTGCTACCGATAAATTCTAAAAAGTAAAAAGTTTTTTTCAAGAATCCCTATTTTATAGGCTTTCTTTATTATTACTATTATTTTATATACTTTTTTTAAAAATATAGGTAGAAGAGTAGCATTATATATAAATATTAAATAAAAGTCAGTAATATCAAGGGGTTAGACTGCTACCGATGTGCTACCGATGTCCTATTTTATCGGTAGAATGCTACCGATCTACCCCCTCAACTGCTACCGATGACTACCGATAAATTTTTAATTGCTACCGATTAGATTTTTCCGAATCTTTCACTCTTACGAACCCTTTTGTACTTTTACCACCTGCCCGGAAAACACTTTTTTTCCAATCAGGATGATTATCCATAATCATGTTTATCTTTGTCGAAAGTTTCCTATCATTTGAATTCCTCATAAATAAGTTGTACATCATTTCACGAGTCGAGACCTTATCTAGTTTTTTGATACCAGGTGCAAAGTCGCTACTATTATCGAAATATTTACTTGTGTATTGATGTTGTTGCTGAATAGACCAGTTTTGCCAATTTGCAGGGACGGGCATATCAAGATATTCAAGCACTTGTAATTCAACTTCATCACGATACATGAACTGTTCACGGTAGATATTCAATTCATCCTCTGTATTTTCATCAAACATCAAATCAGCACCAGCGCGATAGATTGTAACAGCTTCGCCCCAAATTTGTTCGATTGTATCAGGCTCGATTTCCATTGGATGTTTCTTTTGCTGCTTGCTATCTGCCATAATCGGGAGAAATCGACGTTCACCGGTTTTGTCCTTCAGGTATTCAGTTTGGTTAGTAGTTCTGGCTATAATGAAGTTTTTGGCAAACTCTTCTGTGCGTTTCATGTAGGGCTTACGATACCGTAAGCTAGTTTTTGATATAAAGGCTTTCGTTTCAGCAAAGCTCATCCTATTACTGGCCACCATTTCATCATCGTTGACGATTAGACTCTTTAACATAATGTCGTAATTATCTTTATTAGAGAAATCTGTTACGGCATCCGTATACCATTCGCCACCTAACTTTTGAAGGAGGGACGTTTTCCCGACTCCTTGTCCACCGACCAGGTCCAGAACATAGTCAAACTTAACGTATGGATCATAAACTTTAGCAACTGCACCAACTAGCCACATTTGAGCGATTTTAGAAATTAAAGGGATATCTTCAGCGCCGAGATATACTTGAAGCATACGGTCAATCCGGTTTCTGCCGTCCCACTTTTCAGCTGCTCTCTCCATATACTCAACAACTGGATTGTATGATCTTTCTGAAAAGAAAGTCTCCATGCCATCAAGCATCGCTTGGTTTGAGAAAGCAACACCTAATACACTTTCAAAGTAAACTTTTACGACTGAATCAAAGTTAGAAGGGAGCTCACCTTTTTTAAAAAGAGTGTTGCCAATCTTGATATCTTTAAGGAGTTCATGTTCCTGGGAGAAATCATTGTGTTTTAAATAAATACTTAGTTGATCATCAGCTTTAAACGCTACAAGTACATTCATCGGGCTGTTCGCTTTGATGTCACCTTTTGCATTTGTGATCATTCTGTCTTGTGAATTTATACTTACTACATCACCGATTTTTCTCACCTCCTATCTTTTTTAATCATACTTTCAACAGTACGCATTACTTCCTTTTCTGATAGAGGATTTCGACTGTTAGTATTTGCCAGTCTTGCAAGTTGAATTACTACTTCATCATCAACTGCTCGATATAATAGACCACCTACGAATTTTGCTAGTTTATCATTTCGCCCACCCTCATCACCAAAGCCAAGGCAGATGGTTTCAAAGAGATCTGTAGTCTGTGTTCGTTCTCTAGTATGTGAACGTCTAGCTAAGTCCCTAAGACCATCCTTACCATCATACTTATAGCCATGAGTTTCGCCATACTGTTTTTTTATAGCCTGGATTAATTCTTTTGAAGGAGTAACCATAGTACCACCTTCCTTAGACTTTTCCAGATCCCACTTATACTGCCCTTTTTCTGTTGCTGACGGAGCAACCAAAACATAATTGTTTTCATGGGCTTTGATGTCAACACCTGGTAAGAAATTAATCATTTGAGTGATAGGGGTATCCTCTCTCTTGAAGTAAAAGAGATGTTTCCCACCGCTTGCCGTCTTAGCTTGCAGTGTCGGTTCGATTAAATCCAGATGCTTCCATTTTTTCAACGACTCAAAGCCATTAGACTTGCCGTGCTTGTCAATATCAATGACAAAGAAGTTGGTAGTCTTTAGGGCAATGTTTGCATTAGGGTAGCCTTCCCAAAAGTTTTCAATCTCGGCAGAAGTCATGGCAGGCTTATCGGCAAATTCAATCAAAGGCATCTTATTCTTTGGATTGATGGGTATTACTGAAAATCCCAATTTTTGATACTGCAATGCGTATTCTTTCATCGACGGCATGATTATTTCTCCTCTTTGTAAATATAAACAAGTTCTTGGGTCATATAATTTGATTGATATTCGTCTTCAGTCATTTTTAAATAAAATAACAACGATTGATAAGCGTCTTCAAATGTATCGAATGGTCCTAATATTTCATCAGTTTCATCAATGACCCAAAACTCACTATTATTTAGAAAGGGAGGTCATCATCATCAAGTTCTGGTGTTGCTTCGACTTTGTTCCCAATATATTCTTCAAGATCATAATTGTAACCTGTTGATTTGTCACGTTTGGTGTATTCATCAATAACCAAGATAAATTTTGTACCAACTGCCTTACGCTTCAAAGCCTCTTCCATAGACTTATTGTCCTCAAGGTCTGCACCACGCATTTTGTCATCTGCTAGTTCAAGAGTTTTTTGGAAAAATTTGACCGTTGTTTCAACCATATTTGTCAAGTCCATCTTCTTACCGTCTTTTACCCAATCAACAAGGGTTCCCATGCCAATGAATTGTGTACGACCGTTGAATGGACTTTCTGGATCACGGACTTCGAAGGCGTAATTTATAGATTCCCATTTGCTATCAGCAATACGGGCCTCAACACTTGTTAAAATAACCTGATACTCACCACCGGGAAGATGCTGGTTTCCGTTATTGACTTTGTCTTTCCGTGGATCATATCCGTTAGCCTTTAATTGTTTTGCAATATCATATAAACTCATGTTTTTTCTCCTCTATTTCTTAAAAAATATCATCTTCGGCAGCTACTTCAACTTTTTCAGGTGCCTCTTTTTTTGTGCTCTTTGTTGATTTGGTAGCTGTCATAGTAACAGCACCGTCAATTGTCTGCAAAATCTTCAAAATTGCTTTATCGTCAATCTGGTCAGATTTGTAAGTTTTACGTTTGCGGATAACCTCTCGGTTGTAGTTGTTCCCAAGTTTTTCAGTCCGAATCATCAAGTCTGAGTTTCCATTGATGAGGTTGACATATTTTTCACGCAAACTTGGTAAAGTCTTAACTGCTTTTCCGTCGTCATTGTATTCAGTGATTTCACGGCTGATGTAGATAACATTCATTGGCAGAGCTTTAAGATCAATAACCAATTCTGTCAAAGCTTGGTTGAAATAATCATAACCTTTACCGTAGCCGATTTCTGATAGTGACTTAACATCAAATTCACCACATACAGCAATTTTGATCATGTCAATAACATCGTCAATAACATCAACTACTACTGTTTCATAAGTATGTTTCTGTGTTTGAAGAGCCAGTAAGATTTCACTAAGCTGCTCAATCACTGATTTTATGATATGACCGTTCTTGTCCTTTTCGTTGACAAGTTGAATTGCTGGAACACTATTTGCACTAGCATTTCCATCCGTGTTCAAAATAATTGGGTTGGGAAATTCGTTAGCTAGGTAAGATTTCCCGCTCATAGTTGCTCCATAGAAAAAGAAATTTCTTGGAGTATCCACTGGAACTCGTGGTTTATTTACTGGAAGTGTAAATGCCATTAGAGAAGCCCTCCAATAATATCATTAATCATGTCCTCAATTGATGAACGGTCACGCTTGATAGGTTCAACTTCTGAGCCATTCGGATAGGTCAATTTGTATTCCGCTTCAACTGCGACAATTTCACAGTCAAAGGCTGCTGCAAGGGCCTTGTAGGTCTTCTTGTCTTCCTCGTATTTGTCACGAGGGATTTTTAAACAGTGAGTGATGCAGCAATAGTCTGCTTGAAAGGCTAGGCTCCCACGATCTTTGTAAGATTTAAGAAATTCTCCAGTTCTACGGCTACGAAATACGATCATTTCAGTTGTTTTATTCATTTTGTTTTCCTCTTTTTTTTAACTTTCTTTATAATAAAATTCAATTACATTTACATCATGCTGCTGACGGCTTCCTGTTATGCGCCAAAGCAACTGTCGATAGTCGTCATACTCTCCAGAACCTTCTTCTACAGGATCCAGAACAACGATGGTTTGATATTTATGTTGTAGACCATCAACACCTACACCCAAGACTTGACTGGTAGCCACGACCACTTGATTACCAAGACCGGCTTGAATATCCCCTGTCCATATGCCAATATCTGGATGACGTTCTCGAATAACATTTACAATCTGCTTGGACTTGCTGACAATCAGCATATCGTGTGGCGCTCGTTCAATTAACCCATCAAGTTGTAACATCAACGGTGTATCAGCATTAACTGGTTTTAATTTTGGAAAATTGACTGCCACGCCTGTTTGATTAAGATAGCGCTCAAAAGTCTTTCTCCCAAATGATTGTTTTGCCATTGCAGTCTTGCCATCTACCGTTACAAGATTTAGTTTTCTAAATTCTGCAAGTTTTTCTGGATTGCCAGTAGCGACTTTCTTTTGGTAGAACTTAATTTCGAAACCGTTGTTTTCAACTGCATTTTCGATTTCTTCGATTTCCTCCCAACGAAAGAAATTTGGTAAATCTGAGATGTATTTCTCATAATCTCTAAAATCTTCCCACTTTTCCTTTGAGTAGCTAAACGGATCATAGACCATTCTTCCATGCGTCTTTTGCCAGTCAAATTTATTATTGGGGGTTGACCAACCAAATACCGTTTTTTCAAGCGGATAGAAATTTTGTCCTTTTTTTCGGATTGGTGTCGCCGAAAGACCTATCGTGTATTTTCGCTTTATTTTGCGATATAGGGCCACTTGCTTATCGCTCGACATATTCTGCCACTCGTCTATAATCAGCACATCGCAGGCTAATTTATGCCCCTTTTTGACTTGATTTTGAAGATACCTGTCTGTTTGGATGATAATCTCAACATCGTCATCAAATTTCATAAATTTAACAGCATCTATCCAACCATTTAAAATGGCTAATCGGTTATTTGTGATGATGATTTTCTTTGCTTTTTTATGTTTGGCAATAGCAAGTGCACAGATAGTTTTACCTCTACCCCCAAGAGCCTCTAAAAAGATTCCATTCGTCAGCATATCGCTACGCTTAACCGCCTCAGCTTGCCACTTTCTTAGCGTTATTGTGATACTCACTCACCACCTCTCCAATGTCTTGAATAACTTCTTCAATGTCATTTCTCATTGCCCAGAATAGTCCAAGTCTTGCTGCTGCTCGAATATCTTGATGATGGCTTTTCTCAAATTTCCAAAGACCTAAGATTTTTAAAAGGTCATCTGGAATATCTGACTTGTAACCTGCATTAAATTGAAGAATGGCACCTGGATAGCAAAGTTGAATATAGTCGATGGTTTCTGCCACGCTATTATCTTTCGACTTGTCGTTATCCCTCGCCTTAAATTCTTCAACAATAACTACATCGAATTCAAGGTTTGTTCCGATTTCGTGAAACCAATCAGCGAAACCTCTCATACCATAAGAGACAACCCAGCTATCAACTAATCTTGCATTATCCAACAAGACAACTCCTGTTGTGCTGGTTTCAATTTTATTACTGCTTGGATCAATAGCTAAAATTTTCATCAAACACCAACTTTCTCAGTCAGCACTCCTGGATAAAGGGCAGTGTTAAACCAATTTTGTTTATTTACCTTTGCAAAGGCAAATAGCGATTTAACTTCTTTTGCTTGCTTCTCAAATTTTCGAATATCTTCCTCCGATTCAAAGATAGGTTTTTCCTTGTATTTAGCAACTGTGACCAGCTTGTATTCCGGAGTGAATACTGGCTTTTCATTTCCTTGATCAAGATTTGTTTCGTCTACTTTTACAAAGCGAATTGCAACATCAAATAGAAAACCTTCAGTAACAAGTACTTCAATCGATTCTGGTCCAATCACAACTGCTAGTGAATCCGTTAATCGTGTTTTATTCATCAATTCCATTACTTAATCACCAACTTTTCTGTCCGAATGAGTTCGGCTCCTTTGACTTTCTTGCCAGATTTAAGCAACTCTTTGAGTGTTTTTTTGTCCGGCGCAAGCGTCACTTTTTTTGTAAAATATTTTTTCGGAAGGTCGTCTTCGTTGACCTTGACTGATTCTGGATTCTTAGCAATTTTTATAATTAGCGCACCACTTCTAACTTCTGTCTGACCTGTGACATTCATAGCTGTCATAATGTTATCCTTGACATAATCCAGTTTTTTCTGTGCCGCCTGTTTCTTCGCTTTGAAGCTCTCTTCCTCAGCCTTGTACATGGCCACGTCTGCTTCTAAATTCTTGATAACATGGGCATATCCTTCTGCTTTCTGTTCGAATTGTTCTTGCCAATCGATAGCCTCAAGCGTGTCCGTTTTTGTTTCGTCATCAATATCCATTTGATAAATTGTCAGGAACTGACCTGTTAGTTCGTATAAACTGGCCATTACTTCGTCACCTCTTTCATCAATTTATTTGCTTCTTTGATTAGCAAACGCATAACGTTGCTATCAGTTTCTTTCTCTGCTGCTCTTGTCAGCATTTCCACCCACTCACGTCTAGTATCATTCTTCCAATCAACCAACTCAGTGAGCGCTTGTGTATGGTTATAGTAAGGCGAGTAGTCGTATGACTTATCTTCCAAGCGAACGCATCTGCCTGCCTTGATGTCTTTGGCCAAATTCGCCCTCACATTACTATTTGTTGTACCGACAACCTCAGCCACTTCATCGCATGAGGCAGCAGGGTGATCTCTATAATATTCCCTAATTCGTTCCGCTTGAGTCATTTAATCATACGCCCTTCCTTTAAATTCATTTTTTATTTCCACGCTCTCACATTTCACACATTCAAGAGGTGGATAGTTATCGTACCAATCAAACTCACGTCCACAATCAGCGCACGTACACTTCCATAAGTACATTATTTCCTCCGTAGTTTCAGTTGGAAATTCTCTGCTTCTAATCTCTTTCTCAAAGATTGTTCCTGTTGCAATTGTTTCTTGAGATCATCGATTTCATGTTGCATATGCGCCATCATTTCTAGGTCACGCATTTTCTCTCTACGCTTGCAAGTGGATAAATCCCACGCTTGTCTATCCCATACGATTTGCATATCGTACTCCCCGTAGTTCTGGTAATGCTAACGGCTCAGGACGCAAACCTACAGGCGGTTCGTTGTCATAGGTAAAGCCGGTAAATGGTCGGCGGATATTCTTGCGGATTTGTTGGCGTTCTGCCTCTCTACCACGTTCGTAAGCATGGTTATACCCTTGGATAATCATAGACGCAAATTCTTGCTCTTCTCGTCTTTCTTCCTCTTTTTGCTTTTCTAACTGATGAGCTAAAATACCTGCGCTGATAAACCCTAAAATCACTGCGCCATTTCCTAAAAGCTGGCTAACTATTGACGGTTCGTTCATTGTTCTCTCTCCTCTAAATCTTTAATTTTTTCTCTTTTTCCAACCAGTTTTTTATTTTTGTTAAAAAGTTCATCCAACTGACCTCATTTTCTTGCTTTTCGCCATTTCTTTCTTCCAAGTTCGAGTTCCTCTGTATTGCAGATAAGCATCAAAACCTTTAATCGTGACAAGTTGGCCATCATTCCTAAGATGTTTCTGTTGGCTAGGTAGCTTTTTCATCTCGCGTCTCATGTCTCCCGCTTGTCGCTTTGAGCATCCAAAGATGTGCTCTAATTCCTCATCATTAGCAGAGACTTTTTCAATAATCACATCTTTAATTCTTACAATTTCAACTGCTTCCATTTTTGCTCCTTTCGTGTTATAATTCAGTTAGTTATTTTGATTAGCGCCTGACTTCTGTTAGGTGCTTTTTTGTTTTGCCTTAGACAGAAAGTCTAATCATTGACATGCTTGGCTTTTAATTCAACTTCAATAAGACTAAGTCGATCGATTGCTTCTTGCAATTCTTCGGCTTTTTTTGATACTTCTTTACAGGCTTCCTTGAATTCTTCAATACCAGAAACTTCAACATTAAGCCGATATCCTATTGGTCTCATCTCTACTCCTTTCTGTTTGTGATATAATGAAATCAAAAACGAGGTAATTCTGATGTTTAGTTTGATTGATATTTTGAATATTTCTGCTGCATGGATTGGTGCTATAACGGGTGTCACAGGTCTGTTTTACTCAATTTTTATAAATAGAGCTCGATTATTGATAACAGATGCCTATGCAATGAAAGTGGCAGATGAAGCTCCTTACAAATATTCTTTTAAGCTTGTTAACCCAAGTAACAACACATACACAATCAAAAGTATTCAATTGTTCGATGATGACGGAAAGGAAATAAAAGATAATCATTTCGAACCATATGATAGCCTCCCTTTTCAAATACTTCAAAAGTTTATTTTGAGAAAAGATGATTTACATTCCTATCCCTTCGAAGTTGATGAAATTATTTTCCCTCATAGCAGTATTACTTATTCTTATTACTTGGATAGTTTACCGTGTAAAATCAAGGTTAAGACTAGCAAGAGAATTCGTTTCATTTTCAAACACAAATCATTCCATCCTATCTTTAATAAAGCAAAATAGATTTATTACAGCACAAACTACATTTACGATTGTTACTATGATTAGTCCTAGTTCGTTCATCTTCCTTCTCCTCTATTTCCTACATGTTCAACCATTTCCTAACCAAATCAGTGCTGTCAACGCTGTTGATGGTTTCAGGAATAGCAGATAACTCTACTATCTTGACCCAGTAGCTATCTAGCACTTTCTTATCAACGTAGACCGCTTGTTCGCATAAACCGATGTGTCCATCAATGACCATCGCTCTACGGACAAGTAGGTCTTTTTCTGTTTCCAGTTCAATACGTCCAGCAATATTGCCAGAGATTTCAAGGTACTTGTCTGGTTCTTCCATCCATCCTCCTTTCTATTTCTAATCTCCATTTCTGCTATAATATAAGCAGAAAGGAGTTAACCTTATGACTTTTAAAGAATATTTACTCAAAGCAAGCAAACGCGACATCTACGATGATGGTAAAGATTTTGATTTTGAAACCATCTTTGCTAGAGAAATATTACGTTATGCACACGATTCTGAACTGGAAACCAAAACAGGTTTCTTTCGTCATCTTGAAATCATGGATGCCGAAGCTTGGTTTATCGAACTTGCTCACTCAGTCTATCAAGATTTTGAGAAATCAATTTCAGATTCTCACTAATCGAGCGTGACTTTTTTTGATACGGCAATCTCAGAAATTTACCACCAGAGCTGACTACCTTAATGATTTTTTCAAGGTGGTCTTTTTCTTTTTCAAGAGCATCAATAAATTCTTCCATCCGTCCTCCTTTCTATTTCTAATCTCCATTTCTGCTATAATATAAGCAGAAAGGAGGTGATATTATGACTGAAATTCACGCATGTCTTTGCGGAAATTGGGTGAACCTATCAGCCGACGACAATTGTGTAATGGGACCAAATATGGCTAGTCCTTACATTTGGTGGGAAGAAAATGCAGAACTCTACTCACCAATTTCTAAACCTGAAGCAAACACTATGTACCATCAGGATTATATCTACATTCACTATCGTGGCGCTGATTATCGTATCCATCCAATGTTCATTCAAATCGTTTCTAGGTAACTTTTTCTAGTCTTTTAGAAATGATTTTTACATCTGAGTCGTCCAGTTTCAACTGGTCGGCTTTTTCATTTAAACGAGCTTCGACAACTTGGTTAATTTCAAACCATTCTCGTTTTGTAAATTGGCTTCTGAATTTTAGAAATTCGTTTATTGTTTCTTTCATCCTACTCCTCAAATCTTTCCGTTGAGTACCTGATTGCCGTCAGGTGCTTTTTTATTTTTAATTACATCGTTACGGTTAAACCGCAATATCGGGCAAAAAAATAATATCATCCACTGATACTTCAAAAACATTAGCGATTTGATACGCTTTTGAAACACTTGGCTCTGTTATTCCACGTTCCCAATGCCCCCATGTATCAACCGAAACATTTACAGCTTCTGCTGCATCACTTTGTCTCCAATTTTTGAGTGTTCTTAGTGTTTTTAAAGTCATTTTTTTCACATTCCCACCTCCTTATCTTAATTCATCTAATCTGACTTTCCATCGCCCTGAGTTCTATCTCATGGCTGACTTGTTTCAATAGCTTCTCACACGCTATCTTTGCTTCTCTGTACGTTTTAGATTCGCTGATGAAGTAATCAGCAAGTTCGATGATTTTATCTTCCAATTCTAACTACCTTTCAAATGTGGTATAATCAAAATAAAACGATTGGAGAAATCTCATGTCTAAAAAAACTTGTTTTATCGTTTGCCCTATCGGAGAAGATAACTCTGAAATTCGGAAACACTCTGATACGGTACTAAAATACATTATCACACCTGCTCTTTCGCAAGACGAGTTTGACATTATTCGTGTCGACTCATTACCTACAGTAGATAGAATCGACCAAACGATTATAGAATATTTACAGACAGCTGACCTAGTAATAGCTGATATGACTGGTCATAATGCCAATGTGTTCTATGAATTTGGGTACCGTCAAGCACTTGGTAAGCTCGTCATTCCTATCATAGAAGAAGGACACTCTATCCCGTTTGATGTTACCACATTAAGAACTATAAAATATGCGACAAATGATTTAGACAAAGCTAACACTGCAATAAATCGACTAAAGGAAGCGATTGAAATTTTTGATTTTGAGAACCAAGCTGATTCCTCAACTCTCTCTCCATCAAATCTAGACACTTCTATTTTGACAACTATAAATAATAAATTAGATGCCATCATGGATCTTCTCGCTCAAAATAATGCGACTATTATTGACACGGTAGCTGAACAAGTAGCCAAACACTCTAAGACAGAACAAACTATGGAAGAGCGTATGCTAGCTTTGATACTCCCTGAAATGATTAAAAACCCTGAGTCACTCAATGCTTTTGCGAACTTGGCTCAGAAACAAACTGGTCAGTCCTAAGTTTTAAAGCATCTAAGCTACCTTTTAAGAATGACGTAGTCAACTCGACTTCATCCAACTTCTCAGCAATATATGTCACGGTCCTCAATATCTCGTTGAGGGCTGTTCTTTCTAGTTCATTCATCTCCTACTCCTTATCTTTTTTATCACATCGGTATTCCACTATCTTACGGATAGTGAAAGATACAATCACAAATCCTGCTAGGATTATCAAACCAACATTTTCATCCATTGCTTTTCACGGCAAATGATGGTACACTATCAAGTAGAGGTTGGGGCTTCTGCCCCTTTCTCTACTTTTTGTTTTGAAGCTTACGTTTGTGTTCTAATATTTGTTTGTGCCACAAACGTGCTTCTCTGACTAAGCCTAGTGCCAAGATGACGGTTGCAGTGTCCTTGGTTGCTAGGTTTTTTATGATGTGTTCCATCATTTGCCTTACCTCCTTTCCCTTAAGCTTGATTATATTATACTGCGGTTTAACCGCAATGTCAAGTGTTTTTTGCGTTTTTTTCGCAATTTTTTATTTTATTCTTTACTTTTTTGCGTTTTTGCCGTAAAATATACTATGTAAGGAGGGGCGGAAATGAAAGTCGAAAACAAAGAAATTTTTGCCAATAATCTAAGTTTTTACATGGAGCAAAAAGGAGTAGACAGAAATACATTATGTGCAGACTTGGATTTGAAATACACTACAGTTCGTGACTGGCTAAAAGGAATAACTTATCCTCGGATTGGTAAAATTGAACTTTTGGCAAACTATTTTAATATAAATAAATCTGACCTTATCGAAAACAAAATTTCTACTGCTCAACCGTCAGACTCCCTTTTAGAAGAAATTACAAACACAGCTCGAAAATTAAACACTGAAAATAAAAAAATCGTTCTACGAACGTCTGAGGATCTTCTGAAAGAGCAGAAAAACGAAGAAGAAACGAAGAAAAACGAAGTATCGGAAGTTATCAGCTTGTACCAAGTTGAGGTTGTATCTGAGACGGCAGCAGCTTCTGGATTTAACTATGGATTTGGCTACGACGATACAGACAGAGAGACTATAGAGGTTGACGAGCAACCACCACGTCACGATATTGCGACTAAGGTAAGCGGAGATTCCATGCAGCCTGACTATCAAGACGGAGATATTCTCTATTTAGTAGACAAGGGACTGACTACCTACAACGGAGACCTAGCAGTTATCGCATACGGAGACCGTTCTTACTTTAAGAAGATATACACCGAAAACGGACGCTTACGCCTCGTCTCGCTCAATGACAAGTACGAAGACATCACCCTAGACTTCCCACCAGCCGAAGACACACACATCAAGATCTATGCGGTTATCGGGGTGTATAGAGGGGAATAAAATGAACAAAGAAAATCCATATTTTGAACAAACCAAACAAAACTACATAGAAGTTGAAAAACTCTATAAACTTGGTAAAGCAAAACATACATCTTCTAAATACCGATTTCTTGCACCAGCAGTTAAAAGACAATCTGAACAATTCTTATTTGAAGCTAAGACTCAAAAAAGAAAATATTGGAAATTCAATCGTGGCTCTCTGATATTCGTAGAGTTCGGTGTAAATATAGGCGGAGAATTATCAAATAATCATTGGGCTATTGTCTTAGACAAAGTAGATAGTCCCTATAAAAAAACACTTACAGTAATTCCTCTAACATCTAAAAATCAAATAGATACTGTACTCATAGACGAAGTCATTGCGGAATATCCTTCTATTTTGCTTGATGAATATATTGAAAAATTACACAAAGAATTATTTGCCTACCTAAAATATTTAGATTCCAATAATGCAATTACTGAAGCTGCCTTATTGGATGTCTACCAAGCTTATACAGAACAATTTTCAAACGAAATAATTCAACCTAAGATAATAGACGGTGACAACCTTAAACGGACACAATCAGAAATAACTGACGTTATTGAATTAACTCAATATTACAAAAAATACATTAAGCGTTCTTATGCCAAGTGTAATAACCTTCAAACAATCAGCAAAGATAGAATTTTAAAGAAAAATAGATTAGATCCAATCGGAAAAATGAAAGTATCTGATAACACATTGGACAAAATTAACGAAAAGTTAAAAGAATTATACCTTTTCTAATCTCTTGACATTTTTTAATAATTATATTACAATACAGCTATTAGGAGTTTAGCTCCATAAAGTTTACATTTGGATTTTAGATCCATATCGTGATAGTAGCCGTATTTGATACGGCTACTTTTCTTTTTATCTAGCAACTGTTTCCATTTTGGAAACAACTCAAAAAAGCCCCACGCTCAGAAGTTTGCAGACCGAGAGCGTGAGGCTAGTGGTAAGAAAAAAAGCATTAAAAAGCTCTTTTTCTTATACCCATTTTAACAAAAAAGTGAGGTAAACGCAATGTGGGTGGAAGAACTTCCCAACGGAAAATACAAATTTTTTGAGCGATATAAAGATCCATATACTGAGAAATTAAAAAAAGTTTCAGTGACCATGGAGAAGAAAACTCCCCAGGCAAGAAATCAAGCTGCTATCTTGTTGCAAGAGAAGATAAATAAAAAACTCAGCACAAAACAAGTAGAAAGCATTACATTTGAAGAAATCTATAACCTTTTCTATAAATCATGGGCGCAAACAGTAAAGGAATCAACAAAACATAATTGTAAATCAGTTGATAAGAAGATGAAGGAAGTCATACCGTCCGATACCATACTTGCTAATCTTGACAGGCGTTTTCTTCAAGAGGCTATTGAAACAATTATTGAAAGCAACGGATATATTACAGCTAAAAAAGTACGGCATAGGCTCAGAGGTATCTTTAATTACGCTGTTCAATACTCTTACATTGAAAACAACGAGGTCGATTATACTACGATTCCTCAAAAACCAAAGACTTTAGAAGAACTGGAAAAAAAGCGTAACAACTTTCTCACCATGCAAGAAATAAAAGCACTTATCGATGTCCTTAATCGTCGAGAATATCACCAAAAGTACGCTGATATGGTTCTTGTGCTGGCATTAACTGGTATGAGATATGGTGAGTTAACTGCCTTACAACTGAAGAATATAGACTTCGAAAACAACAAAATTGAGATCACAGGTAATTTTGATTCAATAAACAAAATCAAGACGCTACCAAAGACTACAAATTCAATACGGACAATCAAAGTATCAGAGAGTGTCATAGAAGCCATTCAAAGACAAATAGTACGACTTAGCGAACGTTTCCAGCCATTGTCAAGCGATGATTATATTTTCTGTTTTGAAAAATGGAATCAACCTACAACAATAGCTTGCTTCATACAGATATTAAAAAAATATGGAAAACAGGCTAAAATAGAAAAAAACTTATCTAGCCATATTTTTAGGCATTCTCATATTTCGTTTTTAGCAGAGTCTGGCCTTCCAATAAAATCAATAATGGATCGAGTTGGACACTCAAATGCAAAGATGACTTTGGAAATCTATTCTCATACTACTGAGGATATGGAGGATAAACTGGTCAATAAATTAGATACTATTTTTTAA